ATAATAGGTCGCCTTGAGCGGCCGATAATGCTCGTGAGTTTCTCACGGGCGTTGGCAACTTGAGCCAGAGAAACCCCATATTCGCAGCAGAAATGTTGCGTTTGTTGCGTCTCAAATCAAGTGGTCCCGTGTGACCTAACCCAAGAAGAGAGGTACAAACCATGATGCTTTCCCTGACTTCCATTGTGATTCTCGTCTTGATTGCTCTTGTGGGCTTTCTTGGCGCGAAATGGCTTTTCAAGAAGGACACCGAAGTTGAGAACCGCCGGCGCGGTGCTGCCAAGTTGGCGGCCTGCTTGAAGTCGTACGGTCTTCAGCGGATTCCCGAGTTCCTGATTGACTACTCGGTCGGCGACTACAGTGGCATGGCCGAGAAGATCAAGGGTCTTGCCGAGATGTTTCTGGCCGGTGAAGAGGCCGTTGTGCAGGAATTTGACACGGTGTTTGATCGTGTGCTCGTCGAGAAGCTGAAGACTGAGGCTGGTCGTGCGTTGATCGCCTCGAAACTGTCTGACGCCACGCAACCGACTGACACTGCGGTTGTGAAGGGAGCCCCGGCCCCCGCCGTCGCCCCTCAGTCCTAACACGACTTGTTCGGTGTTGGTGTGACTTGATTCCGCGCCTCGCCCATGAAAGTGGGCGAGGCCGGTTTTCCAAACGCTTTCTAATAGTAAGCGTTTCGAGAATTGGGAGCCGAAAAGACAATGACCAGCGAGGAAACATGAAATCGCTTTTGGCGTCTCTCTGTGTGGTGGCAACTCTCCTCTTCATTCTTGGGTGTCAGCAGCCGGTTTCTCCGACGCCGCCCGGCCCAATTCCATGTGCCCCGGTGGTCATTGCCTTTTCGGCTCCTGGATGCAGTGGGTGTATCAAGGACAAACTTCATGTTGATGCGTTGGAACGGCAGGGAGTGCGAGTGATTCGCGTGAACATTCAAGTGGACCCTGAACGAGCGCGACGCTACGGTGTAACCGCTGTGCCGATTTATATTGTGGTGAGGTGTGGAAAGGTGGTTGTGAAAACACCGAATCTGGATTTGGCGATTCAGGTTTTGGGGAAGAGGTGTGACTAATGAGTGTTCGGCATCGGGCATCACGGCGCTGTCGGAATTGTCCCGAGACGGCGGACGGTCTGCCCGAGGCATCCAAAACACCACAGGTAACGACGTTTGAGGGAGAGGGTGACGGGTTGTGGAGAGCGGCATTGACAGGGTGCGGTATGCATCTGGAATTGCTATTCCGCTATGTTGCTCTGGGTGTTCCGGGTGATCCACTGGCACAGTTGCGTAAACTACACGCACGACTAGGGGAGATAATTGAAGCCCGCGAGCGAAGGACGAAACAGGAACCTTAGCGGACGGCCCTATGAGTAACCCATTGGCAGATGCTTGGCAGGCATTAGCAGAAGGCTTGCAAAGTCGGAATCTGGTGACGTGCTCAAAGTGGGCTGCAAAACGCCGCATAATGGGTGCGCCATTTCCGGGACCATACGGTTGGCAGTATCATCCGTGGGTGCGGGAGATTTTGGACTCAAAGACGGCATTCAATTACGCCATGAAGGCGGCTCAAATGGGAATCACGGAGGTGGCGATCAATCGAGCCTTGTTTGTGCTTGATCGGCTGCATCGTGATGTCCTTTATGTGCTGCCTACAGCCTTAAATGCGAGTGACTTTAGTAAGGCTCGATTCAATACGGCACTATCATTGAGCCCTTATCTGAAAACTTTGTTTACGGATACGGATACCGTGAACTTGAAGAAGGCAGGCGCAAACACGTTGTATGTGCGAGGTTCGCGGGGTGATAGTAACCTGAAGTCGATTCCGGTATCCGACTTGATACTAGATGAAATCGACGAAATGGAGCAGAAGGCGATCTGGCTGGCATTGGAACGTCTCTCAGGTCAATTGGAGAAACATGTTTGGGGCATCTCGACTCCGACGATCCCCAACTATGGCATCCATAAGTTGTTTCAGAGTTCGACACAAGAACACTTTTACTTCAGGTGTCCACGATGTAGTCGGCATACTGAGTTGGTTTGGCCTGATTGCATTGAGATTGTTGGAGAGACGGTTCACGACCCTAGATGTCACGAATCCTTCTTGAAGTGTAAAGAGTGCGGCGGCCGACTGGAACAACAAGAGAAGCCCATCTGGCTGGCTGAGGCACAATGGCATCCAACGAATCATCAAGGCGACTCAGAGGTTCGCGGCTTTAACATCAGTCAATTGTACAGTTACACGGTGACGCCAGGTGAAATTGTAATTTCATATCACCGTGGAATTGGTGATGAAGCAGCAGCAAAAGAGTTTAACAACTCAAAGTTGGGACTTCCTTTTCTCGGGGAGGGGGCTCAGATCACGGATGATATGTTGGATCGGTGCGTCAAGAATCATACATTGAATGATCCGCGACCGGAGGTAGGTGGGCATCGTTTGATGACGATGGGAGTGGATCAAGGTAAGACTGGTTACATCAGTGTATGTGAATGGTTCTTACCGTCTTTTGATCGTGATATTAACTCTGTTGCGATCTGCAAGTTGGTGTGGTTCGGACGATTCGGAGAAGAACAATGGACTGTCTTGGATGAGTTGATGCGGGAGTGGCAAATATTGGCGTGTGTTGTAGACGCCGATCCCAACATCAATGAGGCCCGGCGTTTTGTTCGGCGTTTTTGGGGTTATGCCTGGTTGACTCGGTATCGGAAGGGTCAGACGGCAAAAGAGATGTCGATTGTTGAGGAAGAGAATGCTCCAATCGCTCAAGTAGACCGGGCGAATTGGCTCTCTTGCACTTTAGGACGATTTAAGGTGCAGCCATCACGCATTATGCTTCCACGCGACATTTCATTGGAGTATCGTGAACATCTCAAGAATGTAGTCCGAACCTACGAAAAAGACGATTTTGGAAACCCCCAATTGACTTATGTGTCTACCGGTCCTGACCACTACACTCATTCATTGGTGTATGCTGAGATCGGTTTGCCGCTTGCGGCGTCGATAACGCAGAACCAAGACATAAGCAAGTTCTTATGAGGCGTCGGATATGGATTGTAAAAGATGCCCAGGTTGTAGTTGTATAAAGCCGTTGACAGAGTATTACCGGAATGCTGGACGACGACAGGGAGTAGAGACTTATTGTAAGGAATGCACAAAACAACGCGCACGAGAGCATTCACGTCTCCGAACTTCGTATAGTGGTTGGTTGCGGCGGCGGCGGCGATATGGCATTGATATAGAAACTTACGACCGGATGTTGGCAGAACAAGGTGGTGGATGTGCTATTTGCGGCGCGACTTCTCCAGGTCGTCGGGCTAATACTGGTCGGGTTTCTGAGCGTTTTCATGTTGACCATGACCATCAAACTGGTGTGGTGCGAGGATTGCTGTGTCATCAGTGTAATATGGTTCTGGGTTTTGTTGATGATGACATAAAATGATTAAATGCCGCAGTGATTTACTTGCGGAGGTTTCAGGTATGAGTCAATCTGTTCATGTAATTGACACCCGCCACCCAATGGTTTTGCTTGGCATGACTGATTGGGAACTTTGGCGGACGGTCTATGAAGGCGGCGATGAGTTCCGTGACGCCTACCTGAAACAGTTTACGTTGCGCGAGGAAACGGTTGACTTTAATCTGCGGCGCGATATGACGCCAATTCCGACGTTTGCTAAGGCCGCCTTGAATGACATCCGTAATGCGATTTTTCAACGGATGCGGGACATCTTGCGACGGGGAGGTAGTGAATCATATCAACATGCAGTCGCCGGGGTTGGTTATGGTGTAGATCGTCGTGGGTCTACAATGAATGCCTTTCTCGGCATGAAAGTGTTGACAGAGTTGTTGGTTATGGGGCGAGTTGGCGTCTATGTAGATGCTCCAATAGTCCCTGATGTTGCAACATTGGCCGACGCCACAGATACTCAACCGTATCTTTATCAATATGCGGTTGAAGACATCTTGAATTGGCGGATGGCCGGTCCTGAAAAGCCGTCTCAGTTTCAATCGCTTCTGTTGAGAGACACGACCTTGGAGTTCGATCAGCGAACAATGCTGCCGACAACCACGGCTCAATGCTATCGACTGATGTGGATTGATGATGAGACCGGAAATGTCATGCTCCAGTTTTATAACTTGGAGGGCAGTGAGATTGGGCCAGATGGACTACCATCGGTCGGGCCGATTGCACTCGGTCTCAAACAGATTCCGTTCGTGATGCTTGATATTGGTGATAGTCTGTTGAAGGACGTGAGTTCTTATCAGATTGCTTTGCTGAATCTGGTGTCAAGTGATGTGAGTTATGCTCTCAAAGCAAACTTCCCGTTTCTTGTTGAGCAACGTGATCTTCGTGCAGTGGGTTCGCACTTGAAACGAGTGGCGACTGGAGACGGTACTTCAAGCACTGGTGGGCAAGGCGCGGCTGATGAAGAAGTTAAGATCGGCGTCGCGCATGGACGCGCGTATGATAAAGGGATGAATGCTCCGGCATTTATCAATCCTTCATCGGAACCATTGCAAATCTCGTTGAAGTTGCAAGATAAGTTGGAGACGGATATTCGACGACTCATCAATCTGGCAGTTGAAAACATTGGAGTGCGTGCTTCAGCAGATGCCAAGGAAATGGACAATCAGGGACTTGAGGCGGGGTTGTCTTACATTGGTTTGATCTTGGAGAATGCTGAGCGACAACTGGCTCATTACTGGGCTGCGTATGAGCAACGTGATCCGGCTCGTCGCAACATAGCAACGATTAAGTATCCTGATCGGTATAGCTTGAAGACAGACAAGGATCGTGTTGATGAGGCTGAGAAACTGTCTGAACTCATGTATGCTGTACCAGGTAAGACAGTGAAGAAGGAACTCGGAAAGTTGATTGTTGCAGCTTTGTTGGCTGGAAAGGTCGATCTTGCTACCTTGGAAAAGATTGACCGCGAGATTGATGGAGTCAACTACACGACCAGTGATCCTCGGATTATCATTGATTCCAAAAATGCTGGACTTGTCGGTGAGAAGACGGCTTCAATTGCACTTGGGTTCAATGAAGAGGAATACTTGACAGCCCGCCAGGATCACATTGATCGAATCAAACGGATTGCTGAATCTCAAGGGGCTTTGCCTGGAAAGAATCCGGCGGCTCGCGGGGTGCCGGATTTGGCAACTGATGTTCAAGGTGGCTCAGAAGAGAAAGAACTGAGTCGTGAAACTGATCTTGAAGCGACTACACAGCCGCGCGTGCGTGGCAAAGGTCGCCAAACTGGAGACTAGCCATGCAGATTGAGAAAGAATCCCTGCCTGAGTTTGCATCGGGCACTGTAGTTGTTGGCAATTCACCTGTTCAGATACAGGCCGCTTCGCTATCTTTGCGTAAAGGGGTGTATTTGCGCATTGGTAGTCCGTCAGCGGCTCTCGTGTCGATTGGTGTCAATGCTGTAAAAGCAGGGGCAGGCTTCATTGTGAAATCGGGAGAAACCAGTCCGATGTTGTATGTTGACGATCTCAATAAACTCTGGTTGGTGAGCACGGAGATCAATACCGGAGTCACTTGGATCGCTTTTTAACGTGGAGAAACAATAATGCCCTACGCTGATGCACAATATCCTACCTCAGTGTTTGATGGACACACAACAGGCAACCCGTATCGGGAATCACAACTGAGTCAAGCGGACCCTGATTTCCACGACTACGATCAGCTTGCGGCTGAGATTATGGCGACTCAGATGAAGGCAGATGAGTTGGAAGCCGCGAGTGTGGGTCCGACTGGTCCTACGGGGCCGACAGGTCCGAGTGGTGGGCCAACGGGTCCGACAGGTCCGGCAGGGGCTACAGGGCCAACGGGTCCAAGTGGTGGGCCAACGGGTCCGACAGGTCCGACTGGTCCGACTGGTCCAAGTGGCGGGCCGACTGGTCCAACAGGTCCGATAGGTCCGACAGGTCCAGCGGGATTAGTTGGTTCTGTTAAAGTAGGTTGGTTCACTTGCCCCGATATGTTGGGTAATTATAGCGTAACGGGTTTGGGATTTAAGCCTCAGTGTGTCTTGTTTTGGGTAAGTAAGGGACCGGGTTTACAAGATCATTTTTGTGATTGTGCTGGTCAGGCCGATCAATTCGGTAATCAGAATTGCATGACTTTTGCTGGTGTTTGGAGTGATACATTTAAGGGTGATATGCGCACGGATAAGTGCATGTATACTGTGAACTCATCATGTGTTTCTCAGGTGACAGCGACTTTTGTGTCAATGGATGATGATGGATTCACTGTCAACTTCTCTGCTGCCAATGGTCTTTTTGTAATTCGGTGGCAAGCAATCGCGCCTGGCGGTGTGGGTCCAGCCGGTGCGACAGGTGCAACAGGTCCGACAGGTCCGACTGGTCCGACTGGTCCAAGTGGCGGGCCGACTGGTCCAACTGGCCCGGATGGGGCTACTGGTCCGACCGGCCTGGCGGGAGCCGCCGGAGCCACGGGTCCACAGGGCGATGCTGGCCCGACTGGGGCGACAGGCCCCGCAGGAGCGGCTGGAGCCACGGGTCCGACTGGCCCGGATGGGGCGACGGGGCCGACAGGTCCGGCAGGTTCAGTGGGTCCAACCGGGCCTGAATTTGTCCCGCAGGTGACAAAGGTACTGTACGTTGACAAGAATCGGACAGATTCTTATGTGGCTGATGGTTCGATTGATCGGCCATTTAAGACGCTTGCCGCTGCTACGGTTGCAGCGAGTGACGGTTGTTTGCTAAGGGTTGCTTACGGCACGTATGCTGAAGATGTGGTTCTTCCCGCAGGCGTGTCGTTAGAGGGTTACGGAGCAAATCGACTCGTACTCTCTGGTGATGTGACGATTACAGCGGGCAACTGTATTAGTCTTCGATATGTTACGCTGTCTGGAACAACTAAGACGCTAACCATCAATGCGAATTGCATGTTGGAAGATGGCTTTGCGTCTTGTGCTGTGGTAGTCAATGGAACCGCGACCGTTCAGGCGTGGAATTTTCACATGATTGGCGCAGCAAGTGGTGTGACGCCATTGACGATGAACTCAACCGGGAAGTTTCAGTCTTTCTTGGCTACGATTGCTTCGACCGGTGATGCACCGGCCATCAATCAAACAGCGGGGCAAGTGATACTGAATACGGTTCTTGCCTCGGGGGCTCGTGTGGCGTCTCCTGTGGTTGTTTCGATTGGTGGAACTGTTGTGTTCTTGAGTTCGCAGGCAATCAATTCACTTGGCGGTCCCGCTGTTGACTTGTCTGCGAATGGGGCGACATCATCCAATCCGAATATGATTGACGGTCTCGTTGCTGTCGGAAACGTAATTTGTGGCACGAAACCGACCGCTGTTGAAGGCTTGCAGTTTATCAGTGTCGGATCGTTGTCAGGGACGGCCCTTATTTATCATCCGGCGAGTCGTATTGACAATGATTCAACGGTGCTGGGTGATACAGTCAAAGATGCTTTGGAAACATTGGCTGCCACGCCGGGTCCAACAGGTCCAACAGGTCCAACAGGTCCAACAGGTTCAACAGGTCCAACAGGGCCAACAGGGCCAACAGGTCCAACAGGTCCGACTGGCCCGGACGGGGCTACGGGTCCGACTGGTCCAAACAACAGTATTCCTGATCTTCCGGGAGGTGATGGAGATTACATTCTTCATGTTGCGAGTGGTGTTGGTACGTGGGTCACTCACACGTAAGGTTGTCTGAAAACCGGCAGGTAGGGTTTGGCGACTCTACCTGCCGATAAACCCAGGGAGAGTAACTGTGAAACAGTTTCGTTTTCATGTTGTGGCGTTACCGCACACCAGGACGGCGATGAGTCATTCGGCGTGTGCATTCACGATGAAGATTCTGCACTTTTGTCAGATGATGCACAGTCTCGGCCATGAGGTGTATCATTACGGTGTTGAAGGCAGTGAGGTGCAGGAATGCACTACTGAGCATGTTCAAGTTTTGTCGAAATCCGAGCAAGAAGGATTCTTTGGTCCCTATAATCCTGATGCTCTTTATGAGGTGGATTGGAGTGGTCGAGCCTCCTACTGGAAACTGACAAATGAACGTGCGGCGGCAGAGATCATTAAACGGAAGCATCCAGGTGACTTTCTCTGTTTGATGATGGGCACATTGAACTTGCCACTTGCAAATGCAGTGGGTAGTGGTGTGATGCCGGTTGAATATGGTATCGGATACAATGGTACTTTTGCGAAGTATCGTGTGTTTGAGTCGTATGCCCACATGCACAAAATCTGGGGAGCCCAAGGTGGTTTTGATCCAGACGGTAAATTCTATGATGCGGTGATTCCGAACTACTTGAATCCAGCCGACTATCCTTATAAACGGGAGAAGGAAAACTATTATCTCTATCTTGGACGGCTTATTAAGCGCAAGGGCATTCATATTGCTGTGGAGACATGCAAGCGTCTGGGGGTCCGGTTGGTGATGGCTGGACAAGGATGCACTAAGGTTGAAGGTAATCGGATTCATTGTTCAGACGGCGAAGTTTACACTGGTGATAACTTGGAATATGTTGGTTTTGCTACCGGTGAAAAGCGAGCACGACTGTATCAAAATGCAATCGCCACGTTTGTGCCGACGACATACATTGAACCATTTGGAGCCGTGGCGATTGAATCACAGATGGCAGGTACGCCAGCCATTACGACGGATTTTGGCGCATTTACTGAAACGGTTGAACATGGTAAAACTGGGTTTCGATGCCATACACTCGATCAATTTGTCTGGGCGGCACGACATGCACCCGAGTTGGATTCATGGTACTGTCATACGCGAGCGGTCGCTAATTACGGCATGGAGCGTGTGAGGTACCGGTATCAGGAATACTTTGAGATGCTGGCTGATGTATGGAAGCGTGGTTGGTATGAAGAGCATCCTGAGCGGCAAGACTTGAATTGGCTTCGACTGTATCCGTGAGGTGGGACGATGGCGCTCAACAACACTTATTACGGCACTTTATCGGAAGCCGAGGAATACTTTGCTCATCGTCTTCACGAGTGGGCATGGTCTTCTGCTAGTGTCACGGATAAGGAAAAGGCTTTGATTGCAGCCCGTCGCTTGATTGATGGTCTCAATTTTAAGGGCTACAAGCACATTGTTTATCTTGTGCGTGAATCATGGACGGAAGGTACCGAGATAACGGAAGAGATGCTGGCTGAGATTCAAGCAGCCGAGGCGGCTCAACCTAACGAGTTTCCAAGAGGCGCGGATACGGTCGTGCCGGAGGATATAAGGATTGCCCAGTATGAGCTGGCGCATAGTCTGTTGGACAACAAAGACCCAGAACTTGAACTGGAGACGTTGGCCGTGCAGACACAGACGTATGGAAGCGTCAAGACCGCGTACCAACGCGAACAGGTGCCGATTGAGCATCTGATTAACATGATTCCAAACGCTGTTGCGTGGCGGCTTTTGCGGCCGTATCTACGCGATGGTGATGCGGTCAAGTTGTCGAGGGTTTCATAACCCCGTTCCGTCAGGCGTGATGTCACGCCCTGCTTCACCGGCAGGCACCAAATTGCCGGGACTGGACATGCGAAAGAACTGGCGCTTCGCAATTGTCCATAATTAAACGTCAGGCAAGTGAGGTTCGCATGTTGAAGTTCTATCTGTCTCGTGCTCAGGTTTCTTGTTTCGAGGGTGAAGGTGCTGGTGCTGGTGGAGTCGGTGACGGTACGGGAGCGGGTGCGGCGAATGCGAATGCGAATGCGGCTGCGGCTGCGGCTGCTGCGGCTGCTGCGGCGGCTGCGGCTGGTGCGGGTGCCGGTCAGCGGTTTACCCAGGATGACGTGAATCGGTTTCTTGCTGAGGATCGTCGGAAGCACCAAACCCTTTTGGCTCAGGCTGAGTCCAAGTTGCAAGAGGCATTGAACGACAAGACGATGGGCGAGGCGGCGAGGAAAGCTCTTGAAGAGAATCTTTCCGCTATTCAAGGTCAGTTGCGTACGAAAGAACAGCAATTGGCTTTGGAAAAGAAGCAGTTGGAAGAGGCGCATTCACAGCGCACATCTGAGTTGGAAAAGAAGGCTCAAATGTGGGAGGCCATGTATCGGGATAGCACGGTTGAACGTGCTCTTCAGGATGCGGCGGTCAAGAACGATGCCTTCAATGCTGACCAGATTGTGGTGCAACTGCGGCCACACACCAAATTGCTGGAAGTGGTTGATGAGAAGACAGGAAAACCCAGCGGTAAGTATCGGCCGATGGTTGAGATGAACGACGTTGATCCCAAGACGGGGGAGCCGGTCGTCATGGTCCGCACGCCTGAAGAGGCGGTGAAGCGGATGAAAGAATTGCCCGAGGTATGGGGCAACCTGTTCAAGTCCGGTGTTGTGAGCGGCATCGGAAGTGGTACGGCTACTGGCGGCCAGATGCCGGGAGGCGGTCGGGTTGACGTGCGGAAATTGACTCCGCAGCAATACCGGGAACTCCGAGAGAAGAACCCTGAAGCTCTTGGATTGAGACCGAAGCGTCACCGCTAAGGTTCAGGGGTTTCGTCACTGACTGAACATAGACGTATTGTGCGTCTACCGTAAACCCTTTGTGGAGACATCAAAGATGAAGTCCCTCTATCTGTGCAAGGCCCAGGTCGCCTGCTTCGCCAATGACAACGATGCTTTCATCCCCGAGTTGTGGGCGCAGGAAGGCTTGGCGATCCTGGAAGAGAACATGGTTATCGCTAATCTTGTTCACCGCGATTTCGAGGATGAGGTTCGCAATTTTGGCGATGTTGTGAACACCCGGCGTCCGGGTCAGTTCCGCATCAGCCGCAAGAGGGACGGAACCACTCTGTCTCAGCAAGACGCGAGCGCGACCAATGT